TTCGTCGTGTTCGTGGTAAACACGGAGAGAAAAGCCGTAAACATAACACACAAAAAGAATTAATGGACACAACAGCTCGACCTTCCAACCCTTACGCGCTCCCAAAGTCGTACGCAAAAAAGCGTAGACATATTGAAGTAAAGGGAACGAAGTTCTTAATTCTTTGCGACGTTCACATTCCATATCAAGACAACGAAGCGTTAACCGTTGCAATTAACGAAGGTGTTCGTCAAGGATGCGACGCTGTTATTCTAAATGGGGACGCGTTAGACTGTCACATGATTAGTGATTTTGTCAAAGATCCACGCAAGAGAAAATTCAAGGACGAATTGTACGCGATGCGTCAGTTTGTAGACACGTTACGCGGTCAATTTCCAACGGCGAACATTTACTACAAAGAAGGCAACCACGAAGAAAGATATTGGCGATACATGCGCGTCAAAGCACCTGAGTTGTTCGACATTGACGCGTTCGACTTCGCGTCGTTGTGTCATTTAGATAAGCACAATATCAAATGGGTTGACGGCAAAAGCAAATTAAACATCGGTAAGTTGTCGATATTTCACGGTCACGAATTCGGAAAGCAATTCCTTCCGTCTGTCAACGTGGCGCGTGGGTTGTTCATGAAAACAAAAGTGAGTGCGCTTTGCGGACACCACCACCAAACAGCGGAACACAACGAACGCGACGCGAACGGAAAATTCATAACGTGTTGGGGTGTGGGTTGTTTGAGCGAACTCAGTCCGGACTACAATCCGTATTCAAAATATAATCATGGCTTCGCTATTGTGGAGTTGGGAAAAAATGGTTACTTTAGCGTCAAGAATCTTCGAATACACGAAGGTCAAATTTTATAACCTAAAAAACAAACTATGTTAATCACAATTATTTTCATTTGCACCGCGCTAGTTGGCGTGTTGTGGGTTCGATGCATCGATAAGATGGCTAACGAACATCCAGACTACAAAGGAAACGACTTAATCTAACGCACAATGGACGAAAGAGAATACCAACCCGACGCACTTATTGTTGTAATTGCAACAAGTGTTTTTTGGATGCTTGTTTGTTTAGCGTTCTGGAACTTCAATCCGAAGATTCAAACGGAAATACAGATACAAAAACAAGACAGTATAATTTATTACAACAGCGGCGAATACGACCGCTTGTTGCAAGAAGAAATTGATTTATACGGAACTTATAGAAGATATGAAGACGCTCAACTTACAGCCAAAACGACCTATCGTACACGTCGTGATACTATTCTTGTTCTCGATACTATTCGTAAAACTGATATTGTCTATTTAATCAATTCTTGTGATAGCGTTATTGCTTCCGATTCACTTGTGATTAACAACCTTCAGGAACAAATAAACATCAAGGACGAAAAGACGAACAACTTACAAGAAGTCGTTGGTGCTTATGAACAAAAGACAGTCTTGTTGAGTGAAGAAATTAACACTTTAGATGCTGATAAAAAGAAATTGGAGAAACAAAAAAAGCGCAGAAACCACGCTTTAGTCTTTAGTTCGTCCGTCGCTATTTTGTCGACGTTTGTTCTTGCAATTTTACTTTAGATTCAGGGATGTAAAACTTCATTGAGAACTGGATTGCTTCGCTTAAAAAGATATTGCGACTATTCTCACCACGTTTCTCGTCAATCTCGTTCCAAAGGTCTTTGTGTAAGTACACGCAGATTCCTTTTTTAGTTTTGCTCTGTGCCATCTGTTCCATTTTTAGACATCATATTTCCAATCATCAAAGCCAAGTATATTTTCTCTTTTGCGTTCATATCCTTGCGCTGCGAAAGTTCAAGCAAGATGTCGCCAAGAATTTTTCCTTGTTGAAAGTAATTTGCGATTGAATTAACAATTTCGCGTTCTCTGTCGTGAGTCATTTTCAACGACTCGTATAGTGGTGTTTGTTTCATTGTGCTAATATAATCAATGTATGCTAACCTACAACATACTGCCCATAACTTGGGTTAAGTTCAAAGTACATTCGCATCATTATTGCGTCGGCAACGTCGGGACTTATTCCTTCGCGGTTCTTGATTACGTCCTTCGGAGTGACCATAAGTTTTCCTTCCACGTCAGCGCGGTGTCTTTTAATCATCTCCAGTTCTTTCACGATTTGTTCTTTGCGTCCATTGACAAGAATTGTTATCTTGTTTTCTTCAACATATTGAGCCAATTTGTAGTAACATTCGCTTTTCAAGTTTTGGTATTGCGGTTGTTTTGGTTTAGATCCGTTGACGAACCCTCGACACTTAAGAAAATCAACCACTCCAGCACCTATTCCGTCCTCATCTGCGACCACATCTTGTAACAAAATGTTATGTTCTTTTGTTACGAGACGTATCTTGTTTACGACCTCATCTAATGACGCTCTGTTGAGTTCAATTATGTCGATAATAGTTAGACCGTTCCAAACACAAATGATTGTCCTATCCTTCCCAAAACGCGCTATGTCGGCTGTGATATATTTCTTTCCTTCGATGAGTTCATTTCGAAACATACGCAGCAAATTATCCGTTGAAAACAACTTGTCGCTGTCATCGTCGAACTCCCAGTTGCCTTCTAAAAGTCTTTTGCGGTCGTACTCTGGAAGGCGACGTAACGATTCAATGTAAGCGACAGGAAGGAACGGATTGTCTTGCGGTAACGCTTGCACAAACGCTCGGTGTGAAGGTAGTTCGTTTCGGTTATTCTTAATGTAGAACTCGTTGTACAACCAACCCTTCGCAGGATTGCACGACAAGAAACCTTTTGGAATAAGATTGAACTCATTTAACTTAAAACGACAGCGCGAGTGAACAATGCTGACCGCCTTTTCGGTTACTTCGGAACATTCGTCAATGAAGTAATCTGTGATTTCTAACGATCCAAGTGAATTGAAGTTAACGTCCGAAGGGTATGCAAATAAGTCTTTCAAAACAATTTCGCTTCCGTTGAAGAACTTAATCACGTTCGATTGACCGTTGAAGTTGTAGTGTTTATTCGCTATCAATCCGAATTCTTCAGCCGTTTCAAAGAACGTGTTTAACGTCGTCTTTTTCAGCGTGTCTAATTTGCTTCGTCCAATAAGAGAACGTGTCCCTGCGTACTTCAAACGGCGTTGTATCTGCCACATACAACCGAACTTCGTCTTACCACCACCTGCCGCGCCACCATAAAGAACTTGCTCAACGATACTATCCGTATTCAGAAAGTTTAACGCTTCAATTTGACGCGGCAGGTATTCGGGTTTGTATGGTTGCATTATTGCTTCGACAAATATAATTTGTACAACTCACGCATACCTTCAAAACGTATTGATTCCTTCAACAACATTCTTTTGCGGTCGCTCATTCGCTCAACCATTGACTGAACCAACTGTTGTTCGAAGTAGATATTCTTCTTTGCGTTCGCTTTGCATAACCGATATTCTTCTTCGGTGAAGGTATCAGCGTTTATCTGTTTGCTTTCTTCCAACCAACGCATAAGCGACACGGCACGAATTTCAATGACCGTGTATTTTCCTTTCTTATAGTTGTGCAAGTCTTCAGCAAGCATCTTTCTCCAGCTATCATCGTTTATCGCCATTTCGCTTTCTTTTAATTGTTTTTTTTGTTCTTCTTTTTGTTCCGCGATTTCATTTTGAATCTGTAAATTCGCCTTGTCGCGATGTGGTTTGTAGTGCGTCAACACGTCGCCAATAAAAGACACGCTCAAAGCCCCGTAATGTTCACACTTTTTGTCTAACTCGTTTGCCGCATTTAATTCAAACGCGAGGTTGAAGTGTTCAAACGTAACCCAACGAAAGTGCTTCACAATGAACTCGTGCAACATTTGCAACAGTTGCGCTTCTGGAAGTGCGATGCCGTACATCGCGCAGACCTTCGAACAAAGTTTAACAAATGCAGGGAGTTCGTAGTCGGCAACAAACGCGCTTTCTCTTTCTGCACGATCAACCCTTTGTGTAGTGCTGAGCGTCGTTGTAGATGCGCTGCGCAGCGTCGGAATCGAATTTTCCATTTTTGATTTTAGTTTGTTGGTTTGTTTGAGTTGCAAATTTAGTTAAGTCCCACGTTCGCACGGCAGCCTTCCAGTCTTTCATTTGGTTGCGCCCCACCTTCCAACCGTTGGCTTCGTAGTGAGCGTGAAATTTCTCAG